AAAACTATTCATATGCCATTTGGGCCATACCTGACCGTATCCTACAGCATTCCCATTGTCACCGGGCTTGTTTACCCCGCCTGTCTCGGCATCAATAGTGGCTAGAACAATATCAACAGCCACGCCTTGTCTAGTAGCTTCTGAGACCGCTAATGTTTTCCAATCAGACAACTCTATCACCCCAAACAAGTACAAACTCTGTACCCAAATTAGTATCATCGGGTATATCCATTTGAGCAGTTCCAGTTTTAACTACGCATGCACTACCAATATTCAAGTAAGCATATTGCTCAAGTATATCTGCTGCCGGATAATCCCCCGTTAGTAAAGGAAGTGAATCTATAAGCATTTTGCCAGAATAATCAGTTACAGACAGCCACCAATAATTACCCATCGTGTTATATCTAAGACGTAAGAATAACGTTATATTCTTGCCGTCAATTGGAAGAGTTATTGTGAAGTTCTGATCTGGGTCTGTAGTAAGTGGAATAATTTTGTATGACATAATTGCCCTCCGATTATTTCTTTCCTGTAAATGCACCTAATATCTGACTTAATATGCTTTTATTTGGTTCAACAGGCTCTGGATTACCTCTATTTGTACTCCCTGTCACTTGCGGTCTTGCACTTAGTTTAACAGTCTTAACCGTAGCAACCATTATTTCACGTAATGATACCGTTACTTTAAGACTGTATAATGTCTTGTAGTCATCAGGAACCGATATAGTTTCAATAAGCATGTTTTGATATACTTTTAATCTGGTTACTACCTGAATCGGTATTCTTTGCTTCTGCAACTCTGCTAACACTTCATAAGCCTTAACTGACCTTGACCAACCATTTGCAAACTGCCCATTAACTAGGCTCGTCGCTGCATCAGACATACCTATCTCCATTACCAATTCGGCGGGCTCCATATAAGCATGGTCTGTTATTGCCGCTCCAACCTGTATAGGATGTTCAGTTATTGTCAGCTTGCTTGTGTGGTCTACTCTTAAAAAAGCATCGAAAAACCATCCACCTATATTGGTTTTAACATATATCAATTGTGTATTAGTGGGTGAAGCTGGTATACTCATTAACCAAACACCCCCCTAAATCCTCTTATTAGTAACCCATAAGTGTTTCGTTCAACTGCCTTCCCTGCTTGATCTGGCTGTGACGCTCCATAAATATTATTCGTTTGACTAAACGACGGGGCTGAACCGCTTGCAGTAGATGATTGAGGATATATAGAGCTTTGTGCCTGTCCTATTATTTGAGGCACATGCCAAATAGCATTAGGATTCTTATCTCCCCACAATTCTTTTAAATCAATCCACGGCTTGGTAAGAATGTCCCATCTACTTTTAAAAGTAGGATCTGCTTGCATTTCTTTTATACCATCTTTAAACTTCTTTATCCCTGTATCAATAAGGCTTAATGAATAAGCTATTCCGTTTAGAACATCCGCTAATAGTTTCAAAGCGCCATTAGCAAGCCATGTTAATGCATCCCCAAGGTCTTTAAAGTTAAAATCAGTTGCTAAATCATCTAAGCTTGACATAAGTTCGTTGAAGCTATCAATCAGTTCATTAAGGCTGTCTGTAAAGTCATCTATGGTTCCATTGTCTTCCATGGATTGTACTAAATTATCAATCCACTTCCAGAGTTTAGGGAAAGCAGATTCGCCGCCATCTTTATATGTATAATAATCGTCAATCAGCATTAATAGAGCAGTTAAGCCCGCCACTATTAATCCTAAAGGTCCCATATTAACAAGGCTGAAAGCCGCAAATGCCGCGACAACAATCCCCAATATCTCTTTTATGCGATAAATAGCTATCCCCAATCTTACGAACCAAGATGCTACCTGAGCAACGTTCTTCGTCCACTCAGGCATCTTTTTAGTCAGACTGTCATTAAAATCCTTGAAGCTTACTTTGATGCTTTTCAATGGTCCTTCAAGATACTTAAACAGATAATACCCTATCCATTGCAACGCATACATGCCCTCAAGTTTTAACCTCTGAAATTCAAACATGATATCGCGGATGGTCTTCATTTGTTGTGCATATTCTTCAGGTGGCCTCATTTCTCCAGCTTGTCCTCTTAATGCCTGAAATCTCTGCATTAATTCAGGACTAAGCCATAATTCATCAACAGTCGCCCCAAGAGCTTTAAGTGTGTTGTTATAAGCATAAGCAGCATCATTAGACATCCACATAAGGCGAGCAAATTCCTGGTTCTTGATGTCTGCTTGTGCAAGATTGGCTATAAATGCTGCTATAGCTACATTCGCTGTGGCTACAAACCCCACAACACTTGCTCCAGCCTTTAAAAATTGAGATTTGCTTGAACTTGCAAACTTGGCTACCATTTTATCGGCATCAGCCATTACTTTTTTTGTTTGGCCAAACGATGACGCATCAACTTTAAATCCAAGACTTACAAGATATTCTTTTATTACATCAACACCGTTCATTTACCCACCTCCTTGCTTTGATGCTTCCGTTGCTCTTCGCTCATTTTCTATCTTGACCTGAATTATTTCATGGGCATCCAGAAGATCATCGAAAGTATAAGTACCATCAAAAACTTCATGCTGTTTCCACATCCCTGCGATAACAGGCCCATAAGCAAACTCATCTACGTTCTCACAATGTGCTAGGATATATCCGGGGTTTTCCCCTTGAGAGAACCCAAGAGGTTTTCGTCGAAAAAACTTGTCACATTGAACATTAAAGCGTGTACTGTCAAACCCAAAACTGTGGAGGTATCATTTTCTAACTCCATTACTCCGAAAGTACCATTTTCATTAAGTACTGGAGTAAAATCAGCTGGCAGACATTCGCAACATACGCCTAAACACTTTTTCTGGATATAATTAAAATCCTGCTCAGATAAATTCGTAATGCCCGCTAACATCTCAGTGAAATTCAATCCGGATATATCAGACGCTTTTTTCACGTCTTTAAAGTCAATATTTTTCAGCAATGGAGAAATGATGCTTGTTACCTTTATCAACATGAATGATCCAGTAAAAGCATCAAATTTCCCTATTCTCCATTTACGCCCGCCTAGCTCTATATCTTTAAAAAGTTCTCTTTTAACCATGAATTAGCCCCTCCCTCTCTTACATTGCCTCCTGTTGAATATCAGCAGCCATTAAATTCCAAGTAACTAACTGTCCTTGAGCTTGATAAGGCTTATCAGCTAATTTCTGAGGAGATACGCCTGTTGCAGTAATCAAATCTTGCATACTTGGGGCTCTTACGGTGATGCCAGTTTTAGCCCACTGAGAAGTTGAAGCGGCTTTAAGGTAGTTATACCATTTCAGCAGCCATTTGTTGAGTGTCGAAGTTTGCTGTATGGTGATAGCAATTGTACCATTGTCTCCTGGTATCTTTGATACCATCACAGATCCGTCAGATGCAACATTATGTTCTGTTTTTTCAGTTGCCATTGAAACAGAAATACTCCCGATACCTTCACCTGATGATACATGCTGCCCCACGTTTGGATGGGATATTACCATGTTTACATCTGAAAAGCTATATGTCGTTATCATTAGATTTCCTCCTTATCTGTTCACCAGAACATTTATTACGGCATGTTCTATAGCTCCAGAAAGCTTAACTGGAACATAAACAGGCGGTGATTTACGAGCTTCTCTATCAGCCTGAGATTGATTTTCAAGCGTATCCGCAAGAATCAAATAACCATTGGAAAGGGTATCCCCTGTATCAAGATTCAATATAGGAGCTGCATTCCAAACACCTGGTGCTATGAATCCTTTTTTCCTTGCATCACTACACGGACCATTTATCGCATTCACAAGCAAAGTTACGCCAGCTTCGGTTTGAGGCACTTTTGGAACTGATACAAGTAAATCCATAACTGCGAGCTGAATATCATTAGCAAGCATATCAAGATTAAGAATCTCATCAAAATGTGTTCCATCAGCCATTACACCCTGCTCGAATAGGTCATAAGTAACACCTCTATTGATGTACACATTGCCATTTTGAGATTTTATTGTTGTAACCTCTGATGAAGTTAAATCTTCTGCTGCAACCCCGACTTCTGGTTTGTATGCTAAAGTAAAAGCACTATTAGCAAGTCCTGTGTTTGCTCCCATAGCATAACCCATTATAGCGGCTACAGCGTCATCTTCTGTTGAATACTGACCCAAGCTTCTTTTATACTTTGCAGCCTGCAATGCTAGCATTACGTTCCCCGCTGTTCCTGCTAAGACTTCTGCATCTGCTGTTGTGTAGAAAAATGCTGATGTTGGTACTGCCGTTTCAATATATGCCGCAACAGCAATTATAGCTGCTTTAACCGCACCGCATATCATGCAAGCATACCAATCAGTATTTTTTATCCTACAAGCAGTTACAGCTTCAAGTGCTGTTTCTGCTCCTGTTGTATCCCATCTCCCTATAGCAACATTTTGAGGTCTAGGGATCTGCGAGAAATATAATGAAGCCGCAAGATATTCAGGATCATCAATTGCAAAACCATCTTCAATCATTGCTTCAAGCCCTGTATACAACTTCACTCTATCGGCAGTTGATATAACCGTACTATCGCCGATTATCAACCCGAGATTGTAGCCCGGTCTTACTGTCGCGGCAGGTGAGACGCTTACCACAACTTGGACTATATCGTTAAGTGTTAAAGTTGGCATTTATTTAACCTCTCCTTTCTCTGTATAGAGTTTAATATTCGTGCTTTTAATCCAAGGAACTGTTCCTTGACGCTTTACAAGCTCATTAAATGATACTGTAAAATCTGTTCTTTCCCACCATTGGCCGTTAAATAATTCTGGAAAACGAATTGGCATAGGAACATCAAGTATCATAAATAAGTTCTTTTTTGCAAGTTCTTCTCTGTACTCCGGAAGATAAAGCCCGTTTCTTATAACATCCGCGTTGTCAAAGCTATTAGGACCGTAAAGAATAAAATTAACGGTACGAACCCGCGTATATGATGTAGTCCTTTTAGCATTGTGAACATCTAAATTGTTGTATGCGTATTCTGTTTCACGTTGCCGTGTTATAGGAGCATCAGCGTTATTGACCCGCAAAAAAACGATATCCTCGGTTATCTTCCAAGCAGGAGCACCGCCAGTTGGCCATGATACACGAACCCTGTCCTGATTTATTGGTTTTAGATTAATATCTTTCGTGGCAAGTCCAAGCATTCTAGTGGTAAGGCTTT